CGATATCAGAGTTTCTACCTACTATACACAAACAAACTAAAGGAAAATAATATGGCAACTGTAGTAATCACAGGTCGCGATATTTCTCTATCTTTCACAGGTGGAACAGATATCGAGGCACAAGCAACAAGCGCAGTCCTAACAAAGACTAACCTTCGCGAGACTTACCAGACTCTCGATGGCGAGGCTTACAAGACCACTAACATCGAAGGCACATTCGCACTTTCAATGCTTGCTGACTGGGGCAAGGCTAACTCAGTATGCGAAGCTCTATGGGCAGCAGCTGAGACAGCACCAGATACAGACATCAGCGTTACACTCACAGCAGCTACAGGCGCTCAGTTCGTGTTCCCAATTATGCCTGAATTTCCAACAGCAGGTGGAGCCGGAACAGATGCACAGACTGTAGACTTTACATTCAAGGTATCTAAGGGTGCGGTCACAGAGACCTTCTCCTAGAGAATAGAAACGGGAGCAAACAATGCAGCAACTAATAACAATTAAATACACAGACGGAACCGAAGCCAATTACATGGTTAGACCGCCAGATTACGCCCGCTGGGAAATGGCAACTAAGAAGGTCATTTCCCAGTTCGGCGGAATGTGGGACATTCTTTATGTAGCACACAGCGCCATGAAGCGTGAAGCAGGCGGTAAGCCGACTAAGACACTCGATGTATGGATGGAATCCGTAGACGATGTTGAAGTAGGTGAAGGAGACCCAAAAGTCATCCAAGAGGAAGCGTAAGCCGACTCTTAGTTGAACTGGCAATAGCCACTCAGATTCCTATGGATCATTGGCAAAGTGCCGAGGATATTCTTACAGCTATTGAAATACTAGAGGAGCGTAATCGTGGCAGATGAAGTAATTGCCTTCGATAAGACGGAACTTCGCATGGTGTTTAAGGCTCTAAAGAATATGAGCGAGGAAGCCAACGATGAGGCTAAGCGCCAGTCAGGCGCACTAGCTGAGTTTGCTCGAGATGAAGTTATCCAGAAGGCTAACTCAATCCAGAGCAGCAAGGTCGCAGGCCGAATTGCTCAGGGTTCCCGGGTTAAGAAATCCAGCCGCATAGGCGAGATTACTTACGGTTTCGCTTCTCAGAAGTTCTCAGGTGGCGCGACCACTAGAGATATCTGGGGCGGTTCAGAATTCGGATCCAATAAGTTTAGGCAGTTCCCCGTATGGTCAGGCCGTCAAGGTCGAGGCTCTAAGGGTTGGTTTATCTATCCAACGCTTCGCAAGATTCAACCGCAGATCGTGGCTAGATGGACTGAATCATTCGATAAGATTCTTAAGGAGTGGACATAATGGCTACAGGTACAAGAGCATTAACGCTCAAGCTGCTTGCCGATGTCGATAACTTCACTAAGAACCTTGACAAGGCAGATAAAGATGTTGCTACCTTCGGGGATAAAGTTGCTAAGTTTGGCAAGATAGCCGGAGCAGCCTTCGCGGCAGCCGGAGCAGCAGCCGTAGCCTATGCAGGCAAGTTAGCCATTGATGGCGTTAAGTCAGCCATCGAGGATGAAGCAGCCCAAGCCAAGTTAGCCAACACTCTTAAAAATGTTACCAAGGCTACAGATGCTCAGATAGCAGCTACAGAGGATTACATCCTTAAGACTTCCCTGGCTACTGGTGTCGCAGATGATGAACTTCGCCCATCGTTAGATCGCTTGACTCGAGCCACCAAAGATTTAGACAAGGCGCAGCAATTACAGACACTTGCATTAGATATCGCCGCTGGTAGCGGTAAGTCTCTCCAGGCAGTCACAGAGAGCCTCTCAAAGGCGCAGGAAGGCAACCTAGCAGGCCTTAGCCGCCTGGGTGTAGGACTTACTAAGGCTGAACTAGCCACACTTTCATTCGACCAGATTACAGCGAAACTATCTGGCACATTCGAGAACCAGGCAACAAAGCAAGCCGATACATTCCAAGGTAAGTTAGCCCGCCTTACAGTAGCCTTTGATGAAGGTAAAGAAACAGTAGGCGCTTATATCCTTGATGCTATTACTCCTATGGTCGAGGTTCTAGTTAAGAATGTTATTCCTGCTATTCAGGACTTTACTTCTAACCTAGGCGATAAACTTGCTCCAGTTATGAAGGTTCTCCAGCCAATTATCAATGGTCTACGATCAGCCTTTAGTTCTGTACGAAATGCTCTTGCTGAGAACAATGACGAGCTTCGCCCATTCTTTAACCTTCTTAAAAACATTACAGATTTCGTAGTTACTTATATGGCACCGGCTATTGGTCAAACACTAGGCTTGGCCTTCAAGGCTCTTGGTAAAATCCTAGAAGGGGTTATTGACACCTTTGCTAGTTTCGTCTCTAAAATTACAAAGATTTATGACACCATTACAGGAATCCTAAATGCAATCAAGGGTGCAGGGTCAGCAGTAGGCAACTTTATATCTGGTGCTTCATTGCCTTCAGGGGCTACATCTCCATCGACTCCTATGGCTCCTAGCGCACCTTTACAGACTCCTTCACTTCCACGCTTCATTGCAGCAAGTGCCGGAACTACTAATATTACCGTCAACGGCGCAATCGATAGCGAATCAACAGCCCGCCAGATCGTAACTATTCTTAACGACTCCTCAGCTAGAGGAACCCTAGGCGGGAACTTAATCTACGCATGACCGCCTGGACTCCTACTTATAAGATTCTGGTAGATGGCTATGAAGTAACCGATGTTACCATTGCCAACCTAACAGTAACTTCTGGGCGTACTGATATCAATCAGCAGCCAGTTGCAGGCTATTGCCAGTTGCAGTTAATTAACTTTGATAACAGTTCTTATGACTTTACAGTAGGAACTAGCCTTACTGTTGAAGTAACCAATTCTGTAGCCACTTATGTCCCTATCTTTGGCGGCTTAATATCAGATTTTACTATTTCGGTTAACAGAGCCGGAGACCTTGGCTATACAACTATCGCCACTATTACAGCTCTCGGTGCATTATCTAAATTGCCTAAGTTAATTGATAACGGAATCTTGTCTCAGGACTTTGATGGTGATCAGATTTATACACTTCTCTCAGGCTATCTATTAGGCCAATGGAATGAAGTTCCAGCAGCTCAGACTTGGGCTACCTATAACCCTACCGAAACTTGGGCTAATGCCCTAAACATCGGCTTAGGCGAAATTGATCAACCAGGCGATTATGAACTAATTGCACGATCATCGAGCAAAACAGACCTTTACTCACTTTGCACAGATATTGCTAACTCAGCCTTTGGCGTTCTTTATGAGGATGCTAACGGCAATATCGGCTATGCAGACCAGACTCATCGCCAGGATTATCTAGCGGCTAACGGATACACCACCCTTGATGCTAACCATGCCAATGGGCTAGGACTAGCTGCGACTACCCGCGCTGGAGACCTTAGAAACTACTTCAACATAATTTACGATAATAATGGCAACCAATCTTATGTTGCTGAGGATTTAACCAGCCAATCTATTTATGGCACTTATGGCGAATCTTATACCTCTCGAATTAAACACACATCGGATGCTGAAGCCTTAGCAGATCGCTATATTGAACTAAGAGCTAACCCTTATCCTAAATTTGAAAGCATTACTTTTACTCTTGGAAACCCTGAAATTGATGATACCGATAGAGATGCCCTTATTAACATATTCTTAGGCCAGCCGGTCTGGATTCAGAATCTACCGCCTAACATCTCCTTGGGCTCTTTTCAGGGCTACATCGAGGGCTGGACATTCCGGGCAAGCCTTAATAACCTAAGCGTGACTTTCAACGCTTCTCCAATAAACTTCTCCCAAGTTGCGGTAAAATGGGAGCAGGTAAATGCAGCAGAGACTTGGAACACTCTAAGTCCAACCCTTACATGGATTAACGCGATAGGAGTCGTAGCCTAATGGCAACAACCACAACTAACTTTGGCTGGGATATTCCTCAGTCAACCGATCTAGTAAAGGATGGCGCTACCGCTATCGCTGCACTAGGCCAAGACATCGACACAGCTATGGTCGACCTTAAAGGCGGAACTACCGGACAGGTATTAGCCAAGGCTTCAGGAACAGACCTTGACTTCTCATGGGTCGCAGTTGATCCACTAACTATCCTCGATGCTAAGGGTGACTTGATTACTGCTACAGCAGCAGACACTCCAGCTCGTTTGGCAGTCGGTACTAATGGCCATGTTCTAACAGCAGATTCAACACAATCAACTGGAATTAAATGGGCTGCTCCAGTAGCGGGCGGAAAAGTCCTACAGGTAGTTTATGCTGATTACGGCACAGCAGTTACAGTTGCTAGCACAACCTACACAGACACAGGCTTATCAGCTTCAATTACTCCAACCTCAGCAACAAGCAAAATTTTAGTAATGGTCAATCAACAAGCCTTGGCATCTAGAGCATCGACTCTTGGCGGATATGGACTTCAATTAGTTCGTAATAGCACGACTGTATACACGCCTGGCGGCAATGATCGTTATGGCCAGGGATGGATTAGAGCTACTGGTGCAAGTGCTGTTGATATTGGTGGAATGGCAAGTTTCGGATATTACGATTCTCCAGCAACTACCTCTGCGACAACTTACAAGGTTCAAGGTGCAGTCTATTTAACTTCAAGTAGTGGCAATGTAATTTTTCAAGAAAATTTAGGAAAAAGCAATATCATACTAATGGAAATTGGTGCGTAATGACATCTCAAGAACTAATCGATGCAATTTTCTACATTGCCCCAGATTCAGAATTTAGTTTCACGGAAGCCGATTTATCAACATTGAAATGGGATTCAACAGATATTGAACGCCCTACAGATAAAGATATTATCGCTGCTATTCCATTGGCAAAGGCCGCTAAAGAAGCTGCTATTGCAGAAAAGGATGCCGCAAAGTTAGCCATTCTTGCTAAAGTCGGCTTGACTCAAGATGAAGTAAACGCGCTATTGGCATGACCCCAAAGTTATGCAAAGCCGGTCAGCAGTTAAGGCTTCAGGTCGATGATAATTACCCAGACAGAGATAGAACCTCTGACGGGTGGATTGGGAATCTGGCTCACCAGGTTACTAAGTCGGATCATAACCCAGATAAAGCTCATGGAAATGTTGTCAGAGCAATCGATCTTGACCGAGATTTATCTGGTAAAGCAAAGCCAGACCTCATGCCTTACCTTGCTGATGAGATTCGACGATTCGCCAAGAAGGATAAATCAAAGCGAGTGGCCTATATCATTTTCGCAGGAAAAATTGCTTCACCTCGCATGGGTTGGCGCTGGCGAAAATATTCTGGAATCAATTCGCATCACGCGCATTGCCATATTTCTTTCACTAAGAAGGGCGATGCAGATGGCTCGTTCTTTAATATCCCGATGATAGGTGGCACCGTATGAACATGAAAAATCCAGCAATCCTTACAGCAGGAGCATTTCTAGCTGCATGGGGAGCATCTAACTTTGCACTCGATTATCGCTCAGTTCTCTGGGCGGTTCTAGCAGGCGTGTTCGGATACGCAACTCCTAAGAAATGACAGCGGTAGACTACGCAGCTTGGGCTGTAGGAGTAGTTACAGTCCTTGGTGGAGTAGCCTCATATACACAGTTTATGATTAAGCATTATCTGACTGAACTTAAGCCCAATGGCGGCTCGAGTATTAAGGATCAGGTTAATCGACTGGAAGCGCGTGTCGATACAATCATCGAGCTGTTAGGTAAGTAACACTTTATCTATGGCAAGGAAACGACCAGTCATAGACTTAGATACTTATAGCAAACTCGATGCTTATTGCATTGCTATGAATGAGTATTACAAGTCATTACGCAGAGCAGGATTTACAGAGACTCATGCCTTCTGGCTGCTCTCAGATCGTGAATCCTTCCCGGACTGGATTATCCCAAACCTACCCAACCGGATAGACAATATCCCATACGAGGATGATGACGAGGACTAAATGAAGCGAATCGTTATTCTGAGCGATTTACAGGTTCCTTTCGAGGATGTCCATGTAACCCAGAACATAGCAAGATTCCTACAGAAGTTTAAGCCAGACCAGACAGTAACTATCGGAGATGAAATTGATTTCCAAACCATCTCTAAATGGAGTGAGGGAACCCCTCAAGCCTATGAGCAGAGCCTTGGCGATGATCGTGACAGATGCGTCGACCTGCTCTGGGAATTGGGTGTTACTGACTGCATCAGAAGCAACCACACAGATAGACTTTATAACATCATCATGAAAAAGATTCCATCGTTTCTTAGCCTTCCAGAGCTGAGATTCGAGAAGTTCATGAAGTTTGATGAATTAGGCATAACCTTCCATAAGAACCCTATGAATATCGCTCCAGGCTGGATAGCGGTTCATGGAGACCATACGCCTATCAAGCAATTAGGCGGTTTATCAGCCCTCGAAGCAGCCCGTAGACATGGCAAGAATGTCATTTCAGGACATACTCACAGAGCAGGGCGCAGCGCCTTCTCAGAGGCCTCTGGTGGCCGTTTAGGGCGTGTTCTGCATGGAGTCGAGGTTGGTAATCTCATGGACTTCAGACAAGCTTCATATACCAAGGGAACGGCTAATTGGCAGCAAGCCTTTGCAATCATGTATGTCCAGAATTCAACCGTTCAAGTAGACCTTATCAATATCGAAAAGAATGGCACTTTTATAGTCCAAGGGAAGGTTTATGGCAGGCCGCGAAAGTGACTTGGGTTACAGCCTAGACGATGCCATTGACGAGGTAGAATCGTTACCGTTTCGTTATCTAAATCTAATCGATTAAGAGCTGCCACTAGGGTAACTTTCTCTTAGTGCCGAAGTACGGCGCGAAGGGAGCAAGATGATTACCAATCACGATCACATAGTTATTCTTTCAATGCTTATTGGTTCACTTCCAGGGTTTCTCATTGGATATGCCAAAGGCCATGAACACGGCAAGATTCAAGGCAAGATAAATGCCCGCCGTCTAATCAAGGCACAGACTCAGCACCAGGTTAATCGATGAACGCCAATGAACTTTTACAATCAGCAGGGGACACCATCAATGTCCGCAACCATACTCACGGCGATGTTAAGGACAACCTGCGCAGAACAGGGATGCTCTTATCTGCGTATCTCGAAATTCCAATACACGATTATCAAGTCGCAGTCATTATGCAGTTGGTCAAAATTAGCAGAACTCAAGAGTCCCCATACTTGCTCGACCATTGGGTCGATTTGCTTGGTTATGGAGCGATTGCCGGAGAACTCGCATTATCAGAGGAGCTTAGTTAATGTTTAATTTAGAGGATTACGAAACAGTCGAGGAACGATTAGTTAAATACTGGAAGGATCACCCAGATGGTCAGATTCATACGAAGTTGCTGGATTCAACTGCTACTCGGTTTATCGTTGAAGCTAGTATCTATAGAACTGAAGCAGACTCTAGGCCTTGGACAACTGGCCTTGCTGAGGAAACAGTCCAGGGTCGCGGAGTTAAC